TGTGCATACGGAGGCTGATGTGGAGAAGTACCAGGGCCCCGAATTCCACATGCTCATAATCGATGAAGCACCCCAATTCAGTGAGAACAAACTAACCCGCCTCAAAGGCTCGGTTCGTAAAGCCGAGGACGACCCATTACCACTCAGGGTCTGGTACACAGGGAACCCTGGTGGTTTAAGCCATGAATACTTCAAGGAACACTTCATCAATGGTGATAAGCGCTTCATACAATCCCTTTACACTGACAACCCTCACCTTGACAGGGAGGAGTACGAACGCGTCTTCAAGGAGATACAGGACACTGACCCCGTCCTCTACCGCCAATGGAAACTCGGTGACTGGGAAGCGGAGATAGAAGGAGGACTCTTCAAGCGTGAATGGTTCACCGGGGGCTACACTGGCATCGATGAACAGGTGGTTACAGCGGTGAGGTACTGGGACCTCGCAGGGACAGCATCTAAGACAGCGGATTACACCGCGGGCCTCCTACTCCTGCAGGGGGCCTCTGGGAGGTGTTATGTGGAGAACGTGACCCGTTTCCGTCTCGACCCCGCTGATGCGGAGGAGGAAATCTACAGGACAATCCACGAGGACCAGGCCCTACTAGGGCCGCTGGGAGCGTATTACATGGTACGGTTCGAGCAGGAGGGCGGGGCATCCGCCAAGTACGTTATTGATTCATTCCGCCGTGGATTACCTGGTTATGATGTTGACGGCGACCCCACCACGAGGGGTGGTAAAGTTGACCGTGCCAGGGCCCTCATCCCCGCATTGAAGAATGGGGATATCCTTGTTAAGAAGAACACCCCATGGAGGAGGGAGTTCATCACTGAACTCCTCGCGTTCCCCACGGTGGGTGTGCATGATGACCAGGTCGACGCCCTCAGCGGGGCCTGGCACACCCTAAGGATGGGGATGGGTAACCCATACGCTGCAGGGGGCTCAGCCTATGAGTATTCAGAGAGGCGGATGAGTTTGAAGAGAAGAGGAAGGGGAATCAGGAGATGAGGAGTAGGATAATATCATCCATCATGAAAGGTTACTCGCGAATAAGATCAGCATTCCACCCGGAGGATGATAAGAGGGCCTCCAAACCTTACCCTAAAAGGTTGAGGATCACCCGCCCTGACATCCCCCCACGTATAGGGGAGAGATTGAATTATAGGCAGATCCAGTTCCTCCTCACCGACACCCAGGTCCGTGTAGCCTACCAGACCCTTGAATACCTCCTCCTCAGTAAGGAGTTCATCCTCACCCGCCCTGATGATACAGAAGAGTCACAGATGGTCTATGATTTCATCGATGAAGCCCTCAGGGGTATGCGGACGGATCTCCGGGGCCTGAGACGCAACCTCTACAAGGCCTTAGTGTATGGGCAGAGCATACAAGAGGTGATCTACAAGGTGGAGGGTGGCCGTGTTGTCCCTGAACGCGCGGTGCCTGTTCACCCTGCGACGGTCACTGATGATAGTTTCATCTACAATGACGAGGGGGAGTTCATGGGTGTGCGTCAGACCCAGACAGACTACGCCACCATACCAGTACAGGCCTCTGAGGTCATACCACCCGAGAAACTCCTCATCTATAGTTTCGACCCGGAATTCGATGACCCCAGGGGTCAGAGCATCCTCTACACGCTCTATGATAATGTGGATATGAAGCACCATGCACTCCGCTGGCTCCTCATCTACCTGCAGAAGTATGAGAACCCAGTACTGATAGGGAAGGTTGGTAATCCACAGTATAAGGATGATCTCCTCGCTCAACTCGAATCTATTGAGGAGGGCCTTAGTAAGATCACTATCGGCCGTGAGGATGATGTTATGGTGGTGGAGTCCCAGCACCATGGGGACGCCTTCTTCGAGTTCATCAAGTACAATGACAACATGATACTCCGCCGATTCTTCCTCGGAACCCTACTCTACGGTCAATCAGATAAAGCGAGTGGTAGTTACAGTCAGAGCCAAACCCAACTAGAAGTTACCCGTATGATCCTTGATGGGATCCATGAGGACATCGCCCGGGCCATCCAGGGCCTTATAGACCGCCTCGTAGCCTGGAATTTCGGTGAAAGGTACCTGAAACACGCCCCGAGGGCAGGCTTCGAACGGTTAATGGAGAAGGACCTGCACGGTGTCCTTGAGGCCCTGCAACCCTACGCCACTTCACTACTCATCGACACCTCCGCGGAGTGGTTCATCAACCTCCTGGAGAAGTACCTGGGGCAGGCCACCGGGTTGAACCTGAACCTCCACCAGGATGAGGATGCTGGGTTGGAGGAGTTACCCGTCCCCGATGAAGCCCCAGAGGCGGAGTCTCTGGAAGAGTCACGGTCACGCCTAAAGGCCCTGTGGAGGCGATAAAGGCATGGTTATCTACACAAGGAAACTCTACAATCAGGTCCGGGCACATGAAACCAGAGCCCAGAAACTAGTGGAGAAGATACTCAAGGACACCGAGACCCTTGCAAAACACAGTATGGACGTGGATGAATGGTTAACCCGCCTAGGATTATCAATCACAGTGATTAAGTATGAGGAGGACGTTGAACGCCTCGCCGAATCAATAGCCCGCGCCTCAGGGGCAACCACCACGATGCCCCCAGGGGCCCAGTTAGAACTGGTGAAATCAATGATACGCGAGGACGTGAAAGGATACATTGAAAAACTCACCGAGGACCTGAAAGTGAACCTCACAGAGAAACTCCTCACAGCCTACGACACCAAGAAACCCCCCCTAGAATTAGCCCGCGAACTCACAAAGGAAGTGAAAGGTCTCGCCGCGCATAGGGCCCGGACTATAGCGAGGACCGAGACTATGCGGGCGAGTAACCTCGCCGAGTATGTCCGCGGAGTCTACGTGAAGGGATTCCAGGCCTACAAGGTGACCTCCGCAGTGGATTGCTGTGAAGAATGCGCTGAGGCTTACCAGTACGGGGAGACCGTGTTCGGGGCGGATGAAACAGATATGATGCCCCCTTTACACCCGAATTGCCGCTGCACCCTCCTCTGGTTACCATTAACGGAGACCCCGGAGGAGTTCCTGGCCGAACCGGTCACGCCTAACCCTTTGATTGATTTAATGAGAGGAGTGGCTTAAGATGAAGGTTGAATCAATCCCTGGGTACACGGTGGAGGATAAAGTGGAATCCGCCCTCATGGAACCAGTGGAGTTGGAGGGAGTCCTCTGGGCCCCCGGAGAACACCACCCCACCATCAACGGGGCCCCAGGGAGGGTTATAGTCACGGAGGAGAACATCCAGGACGCCTATCCCCTCTTCAAGGAGAAAACCATGGAGGGGGGGATCCTTGTGGATGTGGAGCACGTCGCAGGGAAGGATAACCTCCTCTCAGAGACCCATGATGCCATCGCCGCCATCACCCAAGTGGAACTCACAAGTGAGGGTATCATCGCCGTGGAGATCACACCCCTAAAGGAGGAATTCCTCGGCCTCCTCGATGAGGGCCTGGTGAAGGCCTTCAGCGTCTCTATCACTGCCGATGTCCATGAGGAGGATGGGGCCTACTACATTGACCGGGTCACAGGGGTGGATAGGGTGAGCCTTGTGAAGCACCCTGCCTGCCCCACCTGTAGGGTGGCTTGGATTAACGCTACAGGCGCCGATGAAGATGGGAGGCGTGTGTCACTACGATTTGGAGGTGAAATATTGACAGAACAAGAAGGAGTAGCAGCTGTTAAGGAAGCATCACTTGAAGAAGTGATGGCAGCACTTGAAGAAGTGATGGCAGCACTGGAAGAGCTGAAATCAAAGATGGAAGAGGTGATCAGCGCAATAAACTCAATCGAAGAACCAGAGGAGCCAGAGGAGGGCGATGAAACCCCAAAAGAGAGTGTTGGGGTGGAGTCAAGTGCAGCGGACGAACTCGCAAGGGAAGTCCAGGAGATGAAAGAGAAACTGGAGCTACAGGAAGCCAAAGCCATAGTCGAAGCCTACGTCGAGGAAGGGAAAGTACTCCCAAGGGACATCGAGAAACATGTGAAGATAGCCCTCAGCAACCCAGAAGAATACAAGGAACTCATGGACGACGCCCCAGTACTCATAGACATGTCCAGGAAATCAGTGAAAGCCGAGGAAACCAAGGAAGATGACAGGAAACCAACATACAGGGAATTCCTCGAAGAACTCAAAAAAGCAAGAGGGGAGGTGTAACAGGAGATGAAAGAATACAACTACGGTGAAACCGGCCCATCAATCACATTCAAAGCACTCGAGGGGAACGTGACCATTGCAGAAGTCCAAACCCCCGGGGGGGCTTTTGGAGGCGCGGTTTTCACCAAACAGATCAAGGCCGGTGACCTTGTGACGGTGGCCGGGCCAATGTCAGTCAAGAAAGCAGAGAGTGGAGACACAGCCCCACTAATAGGTGTTGCTGTGACAGAGCCCTATTTTAAAGGGAAAGCACCAACAGGGGACGCCAACCAGGGAGAGTATGAACCAAGGAGGGTCACAGTACAACTATTCGCCGCAGCCGTGAGGATGATAACCCTCACCTCAGGGAACAGTGCAATAACACCCGGAGACTACCTGGAACCAACATCAACAAATCCCCAGGTCTTCAACAAAGCATCCGCAAACACAAGGATAATAGCCCTTGAATCCGCGGCCGCCAGCAGCGGCGCCACAATAGCCGCGGCGATAGGATACATATTATAGAGGTGATACGATGAGGAGCAAGACACAGTTCCTACCAGCAGATTACCTGCTACGCAAACACAACCTCGAAGTATACGTCACAGAAGAACTCTACAGGAGAACACCCTTCCTAGAGGCAATCAAAGTTTCAATGAACGATACTGGTGAGTACAGTACTGTGATAGACTCAGGGAGCGTCTTTGAAGATATAAAGGATGGTAAGATGAGTGAAGCGGTTGAAGCTGGTGAAGCAGCCGAGTTCACCACAGTGACTGTCCAGCCACGCAAAGCACAGCTCGGTAAGACCACAAGGTACGGTTACACCATTGAATGGACAAGGCAGAAAGAACGACTGGCCCAATTCACAGCCGATATCAACCTGGCGGTGAATTACACGATAACAGCCCTTAAATATTGCCTGGAGAAGACCATAGTCTCCGGTCTCGTTGAAACCGCCGGCCTGACACCACCAACCCTGAGTGATTGGGGTGATGAGAACACAATCGACCCACTCAAAGACTTCATCAACATCAGATCCAAATTCATAGAGGATACTGGTGTTTTCAGGGCTACAGACGCTTATCTCTCAAACACGGCACATACTAAGCTCCAATTGTACATGGCCGGCCTACAGAGGGATTACAGTGCAGAAGAAGTTAACGTGGACGGTACAGTGGCAAGGAACGCCGACCTGAGCTTCTACGGTCTTAGCAAGGATGCGATATTCCTTGACAGGGACAACCCCCCCGGGGTCCTGGAGGCTGTTGTTGACCCTGATTTCAGCACAGTGTCAGGTATGGATGGAGCACCCACACCCATCATTAACGTGAACAGGGTGGAGGAGGACAGAGCACCCCACAGGAAGTTCATGGAGGTCTGGGCTGACATCGGATACAATTCAAGGGAACCCAAGGCAGCCATGGCCGCCCAGCTCGTGAGAAGCTAAAACCATAAGGGAGGTTTTTACTTATGGGGGTAGCTAAACTACTCAGAGCCCCGGGTGGGCCTTTCAAGCACATTGATTCCCAGTTAACACAACTCCAGGGGCGCGTAGCAACATTAGAGGGGTTTAAGATCTTCATATCCCCTGTGCAGACAGGTACTGGTGAGGAGCAGGAGATCACTCATGACCTTGGAGGCACACCGACCGCTGTCCTGTTCAGCGTCCTTAAAGTCGGCACAGATGGTGGGGAGGTAACCCCAGGGACGCATACAACGACGAAGATCAGGGCAACAGCGACTTCAGGGATGAAATACCAGGTCATCGCCATCAAATCATCATAAGCAGTCATTGAGAGGTGCGGTGGGCGATGACACTAACAGGGAACGCTGATAAGATCAAAAGACGTGTTAGTTTTGAGGGGAACGAACCCACAGACGATCAGGTAACTGACAGTATACATTCAGGGATCCAACAAGTCCTAGCGGGCCTCAGGCGCGCCGGCGTCAACCCGGGGGCGCTCCAGGGTGGGGATGAAACCCTGCTCAACGAGGCAGTGGATTACTACGCCACTGCAGAGTTACTGCAGATACTCTACAATCCAACTGATGATGATGGAACAACCCATGTCCAGTACTACCTTGACCGTGCGGATGCCATAATGGCCTCAGTAGTGGAAAGGGCAATCATAGAGGAACAAATAAAGGATCACAACCCATATAGTGGTGTTAGGTCCTGTTTCTACTTTAACAGTCGCTACAATGATGAATGGTGACATGGGATGCCAGAAATCGAGATTCAAATCACAGGGGACACGGATAAACTAGTAGGGTACACTGACACACTGGTACAGGTACTGCAAGG